AACGCCCAAAGCATCAGACAACAAAGTAGGAATGCTTCCTTTGCCCCTCGCTTGATCTTTTCCATCAAGGATCTGAATTGAATCCATGATTGCATTATAGATTGCCTTTTCTTGACAGAATTTTTCCGTTGTATCAAGTAGCCAGCCCACTTGTTGCTCTGTTTTGTCATTGGATATTTCCTTCAGCAATTCCAATGACTTATTTAACTCGACCTCTGTGAGTTTGGTGGACTCTTTGAGAGAAATCTCAAGAGCCGCAACTGGTGGCAAATTGTTGTATTTAAGAATGAACTGTTTTATTTCTTCGAACAGTTTTCTTTCGTGGCTTTCGGTTAGGTACTCGCTTTTGAGGAACGGTAGACTCTTCCTCATAAATGCTTCGTTCCGAATCAAGTTCGATAGGATCAATGTTTCTGTTTTCATCATCGCCCTTCACTGCGTTTTCAATAGCCCCATGAAGTATATTACGCATTACATTAGAAGTAAAGCGAACAAAACTCTTGGACTTTACATTACAATTATTAACATTGGAGATAACATCATAGTCAAATGTTAATTGACCGCTATCACCACTGACCTTAACATTTGTAAACTCTACAATCACACCATCATACTTTCTTAGAAATTTAATCGCAAATGATCCTGGAGGACCATTTAAATCAACGAAGAATGTGTAGTGCTTGTCGAGTTGTATGAACTTCGTTGCATACCAAAATTCATATTTGGCAATTAAATCAAGAACTTTATCCTTCATCATCCGTATCAACAGTTAATTCACTGTTCCCCATGGCTGAACTAAATTGATATGTTTTACGAATCCAATTCTTGAAGTCTTCATCAGCAAGGATACTATCCCAAAACTCTGGAGATTCAGTATCAGCAATACGCCACTTCTTGCCATCGATTGCACCAGTTGAACGATCAACCTTTGCATACCAACCCATGCTTGGCTTGGTCACATGACCAGACTCAAGTGCCATATCCAAAAGACCACTGTACTTAGAAATACCACCATCGAAGCGAACAGTGACAGGGATACGAGCCTTTTCTCTAACATAACGAGATTTCTCAACATTGATAATAAAGTTGTAACCAATTAGATCAGTGCCATCTTTTTCTTGCTGACGACCAAGGATATAAATGTTATCAGCCGAGTAATAGGAACCTGTACCACCACCGACAATGTCCTTCGGATAAAGACCAATTTCCTTGTAGGTGTGATTGACCACAACCATTGGGATATCCTTGAGTGTAAGATGTGGTGTCACCATACGGAACAGAGATTTAATTTGCTTGGCGCGAGTCATATCACCAACTGACTTTTGATCAAGCGCATCCTCAACTTCTTTCTTCGAAGCAAGATTGCCAATCGAGTCAATTACAATCATGACGCGCTCACCACGCTCGATATTTTGTAATTGATTCATGATATCAAACTTCAACTGTTCAACATCGGTGACTGGAGTGTGAATGACTCGCTCCATATCAATACCAAACGAAGTGAAATAGTTTTGCGGAGTACCAAACTCAGAGTCATAGAACAGAACAACTGAGTCAGTATACTTGTCCTGGTATGCTTTTGCCATCAAGAGACTGAACGCAGTCTTGAAGTGCTTGGATGGACCAGCCCACATTGTGAGACCAGGAGTGAAACCACCATCAAGATCGCCAGAGAATGCAACATTCACCACAGGGATCTTTGTTTGAATCATATCCTTGGCAGCGAAGAACTTTGACTTCGCAAGGATAGCGGTGTCTTTAATCGTTGTGTTTTTCTTTAACTTTTCGAGTAGGCTCATTATCTTCCACCTTATCTGTGTGTGTTATACCAAAATCATCGCGCATCATAAAGTTGTAGATGCTCTTTCCCATACCTTTATTATACTCTACTTCTGGAGCAGAAGCAACCTTTTTCTTTTTCTTTCGCTTTGCCTGTACTGTTTCGATCTTTTCAACAATATAATTTGGCTTCTTCGGCTTTGGTTCTTTTGGCTCAACCTCATCCTCTTTCTTTTTTGGTTGAGAGAAACTGATGTTTGCAGCAATTAGTAAAAGAACAGCCAATGGATCGAATACAAGAACAATTAGAATAATGACAAATCGAACTGCGCTGTCGAAATAATTTGCGGCTTCGTCTTTACCATAAATTAATTCCGCGATATATTTTAATGGACCAATTTTCGCTTCTGATTCTATATTAGAACGGCGGAGCGGGACCAGGTCTGTGGTGAGTTGTTCGATTTTAGCATCTGAACTTTCAATCACAGAATTGAGTGCAGTTCTTTCTGTTTTCTGTTGATTGCGAATTCGTGCGCCATCAAGGAATGCCTTATCAACCACAGAGTCTAATGATTCGAGTGACCGCTGAGCATTGCCAACCTTTCTTTGCTCCGCAGCGATTTGCTGTTCAATACGAGCAATTTCTAAAGAGTTATCGGCAACACCAATTGATGACTCTAGGTGAACCTTTGACAAGTAACCAAAGGTTCCGAGTGATGTAATGAACATCAAAACAATAATGGCGAATATAAAGTAACCCTTGAGAATTTTTGGCGCAATATCCCAATTACGATATAACCAAGAAGCAGCGACCAGTTTAGCAAATTCTAATGAACTGCCCATCAATGCAATTGGAACTACTGCTCCAGGAAAAATGGCAAGCAACCCAATAATTGAGTAGTATGCTGCTGTTCCAGATAGAAGTAGTCCAGCGATTAAAACGAGAAAAGCCATTATCATTGTTTTTTATGGATTCCGTGTCTAGCGAACACATCATAAAAAATAGCCTTCTCTTTGTCGATTTGTTCGTTAAATGATTTTACAGTTGAAGACATCTTTGTAATTACTAACCCATCCTCGATAGTATAATTTCTTACTGATTTATGAAACTTCGTAACTAGTCTCAAATTAGGAGCAATTTCTTCTCCTTGATTGATTGTAAATGCATTCATCAAGTAAACAAACAAGTCACCAAAGTAAATCTTAAATTCGTGTGGAATGAAAAAGAATCGTTCTTTATGCAAGAACATCACACATCCATAGTATACATGAGGCATACCAGAAGTCGACTCGTTCTCATATATATTCGTTTCTTGAAGGTGGACATCGGAGCCAATTCCAGAAGAAACAAGAGTATCATATAACTCTGGTGAGAATCCGCAATAACTTGCTTCAGAGAAGCCCAATAATCCTCGCTCTGGAGTAATTAAATCATATAGAGTGTCAAGACAGTTTACATTGAAGACGACATCATCATTCAAAAAGCATAACTTGTCGAATTTTGCAGTCTTAACTCCCAGATTCCATGCTGGGTTAACATAGATATTTTCTTTTTGCGGTAGATGAACAACCTTAGAATATTTGTGAATATCCTCATTTGTTTTTGATGTGTCATTGTCAATGATGAGCACTTCACCTATCAACGAGTGATTTTCTAATAACGGCAACATCTTCATGAGATGCGGTGCCTTCCACATTGTGGGTACAATTACACTAATCATATATTCTTTTCTAGGTTATCCATCAATTCCATAATAAGACCCTCTGATGGGTTTATTTTTGCATACTCTATCGCATCACTTCTTCTAACATCATCAAACTCTTTTGCTTTCGAAGATGTTCTCATTCGAGTTATGGTTGGGCATCCTTCAATCTTAAAGTTAGACTTTCCACTCATAACATTTTGATCAAACAAATACGCATCACCGTAGTTAATTTTAAGTTGATCTGGAATTACATAATAACTTTCTTTGTGAAGAAACATGCACATACCAAATCTATAGTGCATAGCATTGCTTGGTATAACCTGTAAGACTTCATGAGGCGACAGATAATCTAAATTATCATGGCTCTCTGAAATAGTTTCAAGCGAAAATCCAGCAATACCACCTTGTGGTGTGCAAACTTTATGCACTTCTTCAATACACTTCGAGTCAAAATAAACATCATCGCTATACAAACAAAGTATATTGAAGTTTGATAGTTCAACACCCAAATTCCAAGATGGGTTGACATATAGGTTTTTCGTTTGTGCAAAGTATCGCACTTTTTCTAATTTAAAAATTTCTTGGTCAGTTTTATTGGGAGCATTATCAATGACGATGATTTCACCAATCAATGGATGATTGTTGAAGATGGGAAACATTCGCTTATAATACTCTCCTCTCCAGAGAGTGGGCATTATCACGCTAATCATTAAAAGAAACCCTCCAAAGAATCTATCTTTTCAGTGTTCCAGTTTATCGTTGACAATATAATATCTAGTGGCTCGAGAAATGATTTCTCAAACTGAAGATCGTAATCTATGTATTGCTCAGCATCTAGTTGCTTTGGAATGCCTGAGATAAACGCGAGTGTATTATTGTTAAAGATATTTGGTTGTTTGAGATAAACAAACTTAATCTTTTCGCCTTCTTGAATCTCTTGATATCTTTTGGTCAGTTTCAAAGTTCGAAGAACATGATTGTAAACCAATGCACCCTTGACATGAATTGGTGTACCCTTTTTAAATATACTTGCGTTATCTGCATATTCACCAAGACCATTTACAGAGCGCGGGAATGAAATATCCTCAACTGGCAATTTCTTGAAGTCCTCGCGGAACTGTTCAATAAACTTATGAAGATCGCTCTCAGTTTGAGTCATGATGATATTGATTGCCTCTTTAATCTTCATACGACAAGCAGATGGCGTTGAGGATTTGACAGCCTCAAGACCCATGATCTTGAGTTTAGGTTTAGCATACGCCACACCTTCGCTATCATGCACATTTAGAATGTATCGTTTCTTTGCAGTCCAGATTGCTTTGTCTGCAAGAGATTCGCGCTTCATCTCCATGCGCTGCTGATATGCATTTACATAGTCAGCCAATTCTTGATATGATGAGTCAATGAACGGTTGAATCTTATCGTCACAAACCTTGTTCATGAACTTGATAACTTTCTTGGTATCAGAAGTATCAGGATAAAGTTTCTTGATCAGCGGACCCATGTTCAAATAGATTGAGTCAGTATCAGAAGCAATGACATAATCTTCATCTTTGGTTTTGAGAAGGTTGTTCATATACTCGTTGATCTTCTTCTCAATCCAACGAATAGACAAATGACCTGCGGTCGTAATACCTTCAGCGATACGAATATCAAAGAAGCGGAAGTATTGATTGCCCAGTGCACCGTAGGCTGAGTTCAATGTGACTTTCTTTGCCAACTGAAGATTATTATATCGCGCAACTTGTTTCTCGAGATAATGAACTTGGTTCTTATCGTCAAGAACAGTTTCGATTTTCTTTTTGGCTTCCAGCGCCAACTTCTTATAGCGTGTACGATCTTTGTACATACTATCCATGATCTCAGGCAGCACACCTTGATCGCTCACACGAAATAACTGACCGTTTGGTGTAAGTGTGACATTTAGATCTTTTAGAATCGCAGTATCTACTTCTTGATTGAGTAGAGACTCAACATTGATGTTGCAGTTCTGTAGCAATCCACGCATATTATCATTATATCGCGATGGCTCAACTAGAGTTTCCATCGAAATATTGTACTGCATAATCAAGTGCGGATACAGACTGTTCAAGTCAAATGACGCAACCCATTCGTGCATCCCGAGAATCGGGTCCTTAACATACGCACCCTCATACTGCGAACTCTTTGATCCTCGCTTCATTTGAGGGATGACGATCTTTTTCTTCAACAGATAGTTGTAGACAATCGCATCCCACATGCGCACCTGCGTGAACACATCATCATAGTTTACTTTGTTGTCATATGCAAGAGTCAAAGCCAACT